ACCAGTATTAGTCAAATCTAAATCTCGTTTAGCAAAATCATTTAAAGCCTTCTCAGAATCTAAAAATTTAAATTTAGGACGTTCTACATCATTAAAATTCAATTCAAATATCCACTCTATCAAAGTATCGAAAGCTTCTTCGACTATAGCCGAATCACTCAATACAATATCTTGTCTAACTTCAATAGCAGCTTTTTCAGAACCTAACTTACCCGGAGTTGACATAGCTGTCCCTGTATGCCCTAATATAGTCTCTGCATTTTCTTCTTTACAGTAATATAATAAATTAGAATAATTAGAATCTCCCTTTTCACCCGGGGCAATAACTTTAAGATCAATACCCTCTGAGTTCACTATAATACCATCTTGTACTAATATATCCAAATCATCTTTTAAACACACTGCTGCGGTTGCATTGTCGTCCACAGCGTAGAATTGTTTAAGGGACTCAATATTAAATGTACCTTGAACAAATGGCATTCCATATTTCTCTACAAAAGTTATCCAGAATTTCTTTCCTTCTCTTCTAAACATTGCGTTCCAATAACACTTTCCGAGTAGAGGAGTGCCATAAGGATTGTCGTAAGAATCATCATATCGTGGGTTTAAAAACTTATAAGGCGGTACTTTTTTATAATCATCAACATCTTTAGCTTTAATCATTAAACTATTATCATTTTCATCATATACAAACCACTCACGAGGTTTTTCTTCAATTAAGCATGGATACCAATATTTGCCAGTAAATTCATATAAAACCTCTAAAACATTATAACCAAAAGAAGTACAATTCAAAATCTGATTAATTGTTCTTTTAATTCTTAATCGACTAAATATCTCTACTATTACTTCATAAATATTAGTAGGACAATCCCTTTGTACAATCTCCCATTCACGTTTGATAGTTCCAGCCTTACGAGAGCCGATATTTTGATATAAAGCACCATCATTTAATATATCATCATAAGCACTCTGATCCTCTCCTAATGCTTTTAAAATAGGATCTGGATTCGATAAAACACCAGATAAACCGGAATTAAAGTAATTTTCTATGTTAGCCCTTGTAGCGATTGAAGTAGTTAAAGATTTACTATTCTTAGGTTGCAAAGAAGCTGGAGGAGGATCAACTTTATTTTTCATAATCTCTTTAATAATAGAATCTTTAAGCTCTTTTTCTCTTTTGATTCTTGTTTTTTCTCTAACTAATTCCATAATATATCCTAATAATAATTCTTTAACAATTTATTTAAACTATTTTTGTGTGTTTGTGGTTTTATCCGAGATGGATTACGACCTAAAATTAAACTTGCAATATTACCAATTTGAATCCCTGCATACGAAAAGCAAGTAACTATATCGTCATGGGCACCGTTTGGATAAGCTAAAAGCTCATCTTCAATATCAATTAAGTAAGAAGATTGAGGCAAAAAGACTTTATGTTGTTCAAATTTGGCTAAAATGCTTAAATAACGTGTATCTTGTTTTCCTGCTTTTAACTCTTTAGCTGGTAAACCTTGTTTAGTAGCCATTTGAACTAAAGCAACTTGATATTGCACCGACTCAATATATATAACTTGAGGTTTCCATTTATTATAAACATTCCATACTAAATCAATATGTTCAGCACCTTCCATTCGAGACCGAAACATATCTAAAAGAATCAAATCATTATCTTGAGTCAAACCCCATGTACAAATGACAGTAAAATCAGATTTTGATGTCAAAGTCATAGCTAAATCCATTGTACAAAAGATAGTAAGTTTAGAATGATCTACGTTTTTAGTAACTTCTCCATTTCTTAAAGTATAAAGAGCTTGTCCGTTGTGGGTCACTGAATAATATCTGAAATCGGCTTTTTTGAATTGATTTCCACCTAAAGGTTTAGGATTTTGTTGATACAAAGCAGAAAACCAATATTCGCCTCCTGTAGGATTTTCCTCAGTACCGGTATCTTTAATTTCTTGCAAAGCTTGTAAACCGAATCTGTCTTTCCATAAAGCCTCACCTATTTTTCTTGGATCGTCAAGATTGTCCTCATGTTCACATATAGCTGGAAATTCTACAACTTCCCACTTATCCCGTTCTAATTTAAGTAACCGACCAGCAAGATCGTCTTCATTCCAACGGGTCTGAATTAATAAGATAGGAACGTCTTGATTAGATCGTCGAGACTTAAAGTCATTATTATACCAATCCCAGAGTTTGTTGCGTACTACAGTTGAATGTGACGCCTCAGCACCCTTTAAAGGATCGTCTATTAAAAGCATAGTCGCTGGATTTCCTACAATATTATGTCCAGTACCAGCACAGCGATAAGAACCATTAAAATTGACTATCTCAAATTTATTAGTAGTTCTTACATAAGAATTTAATGAGTTATAACGAACATTAGACCCACTTAAATAAGTATTTGGAAATAATTCTTTATACGCTTCGGTATCCATTATTCGTTGTATATCTCTATTGAAATCCTGAGCTAATGAAGGTGAGTTTGAAGCTGCTATAATCTTAATATTAGGATTTAAACCAAACATATAAGCTGGAAAGCGTCGAGAACATAACTCCGACTTACCATGCTGAGGAGGCATAAAAACCATTAATCGTTTAATTTCGCCACGTGCAAACCTATCTAATTTATCACATAAGTTTCTATGATGCCAATTGATTAAATACTTTTCCGCTCCTAAAAGAATATTGTTGTTAAATGTGTACTCAGTAAAGGAAAGCATGTTTGAACGTGCTTTAAGTATCTCAGGACTGACTAAAGAAGTAATAGAACGTTCTCTTTTACGCCTTTGTGCTTCTTTTTGTATTTCTTGGCTAACTCTCATTTTAATAAATGTTTAGGCACTTCGCCATGTTCAGCAATATAATCATTATCTTTATTCGACACTTTATCCAAATCAACAAGACTAAATTCAACTTTATCAATATAGCCCCTTTTTTTACCTTTATACTTTAATAGCCATTTCGTTGTGTCGAGATCGCCTTCATTGACAGCATTAAATATATTGTATTCGCATTTATCCAATATACCTTCAAGGATTAGCTCAACTTCCTTTTTGAAAAATGGATACTTATCCATTCGTTTGGATATAGTTGTATAATGACAGCCTAATTGCTTGGCAGCACGTGTAATAAAGCCGTTGTTATCCCTAATGGCTTTAAGGATACTCTTATTGCTAATACTATTACCTCTTGGTTTATTCATTGTATACCTACTTTCTACACTTTCTATATATTTTGATATATTCCATCATTTCAACTCATGTGTTGTTTTTACTTTTATATTTTCTAAGGACCATTGAAACTAAGTCATTGAAAAATAACCAAGTGAAAATTGGGTTTTTCTGTAACCAAGTCATAGTTTTGCCTTTATAATGTTATCGCAATATTTGATAAATTTATCTGTATTTTTACCTCTACCCTTAGTTGACCGTATATAGTCTCTATAACCACCCAATATATTAATAAACATATCTAAATTATAACTATATAAATAATTATAATATCTAGTTACGGAGATTAATCCAGTGCATGAGTAATTAACGTGATCAGAAAATAAATCTCCAATTGACCCCCAAGCTCTACCATATTTTCCATTCTCTAAATTCTTAAATCTCATTAGTTTTATAGCCCAATTTCCTTTTAAATTCAATATATACTTAATTCTATTAAACACATCTTCCGGTGCATTGCCTTCATTATCGTAAAGCATATATATTAGTTTGCCATCTCTGCATTTGATATTATTTTTCTCTACAAAATCAAACATAAACTTTATACTTTCATCAACTCTATGAGAATCCCAAGCGAAACGGATATTTTGATAACAGTGTTTATATTTTAAGAATACATCTTGAATCTTTTTATTTTTATAGAACAACTCTGCATCTAATCCCTGATTGAAATCTATTTTTATATTATGCTTGTCGCAAAAAGATAACACACTTTCAAGATGTTTAGAACCACAACTAAATATATTATTATCGAAGCAATAGAATACCTTTTTAGATGTATCTATCTGACTTTGCCAATTGTCAACCTTTTTATGTTTTCCTTCCAATACAGGCACTACACACCATTCACATTTATTATGACACCCTCGCATTGTAAAACCATAGCTGTAATCTTTATTAGCAATATCAAAGTCAGGTGTTAACTTTTCTAATTCCAAATCTCTTCCGACAAACACTTCATCTTCATCTAAATATTTCAAATACTTCTCAGGTTGTAATGATATTGAAATTCCACCAATAAGAAATTTAGCTTTTTTATATTTCTGCTTATAAGTTAAAATCCATTCAATATCCCTTTTGAATTGGAATAAGAATATCAGACTAAAATAAATAATGTCCGGCTTACGTTTCGGAGTTTTGCCTGCAAATATCAATTCAACATTATCGGCTTTGTGTTTGGTTGCTAATCTTAACAATGCCAAAGGCACAAAGTCTTTATACCTTGAATTATTATTTATATCAATTAGTAATATATTCATTATGCAAACTTTTTAATATTGAAGATTCTGCTAATATCATAGCATCCACTAATTCTAATCCCTCTTTGCCTTTCATATCCTTGGCAACACTATCTCTAATGTGATTGACTTGAGTCATAAACTTAATATCCTCTGCACTCATATCGTTTTCTATGCTTATCTTTTCAATATCAATATCAATATCCAAACCCCATTCACTCAACAACTCAGCATCCCAATCATTAGCCAATAAATCCCAATCCCATTCACCAAACCCTACATTATCTTTAACAATGAATTCTTTTTTCTGTTCATCAGATAAACCGGACACAATCTTTACATTAACTTTTTTAACTTTCAATTCTTTTAAGGCACGGTATCTCATATTGCCACCGAGAATAATCATATCTTCATCAACAACTATTTCCCTTAGCTCCAACATTTCAGGAAACTCTTTTAAGGATTTAAGCAATGATTTATACTTATCATCCTTAATAAATCTTGGATTATTTTTATTCAGCTTAATTTTTGATAATGGAATAATCTTTTGTTCAACTTTCATAACTCCTCCAATAGTATCTTAGTAGTTTTCCCATCTTTAACCTCAATTCCAAAATACGTAGTCCATTCGTCATGGTATATGTGATGTAATACCATTCTATGCCAACCGACTGTAGTAATGAACTTTCGTACACCACCACCGTATATACGTCCTTTAGGCTCGTTATCTAAATAGACATCGCTTGTATAAGCATTAAGCTCTAAAGTTAATTCAATGTAGCCGAAGCCTGTTTTAGGAGCGGTGGGTTCTTCGCAGCCGATAAAAATTATTAGCAGGAAAATTATTAAATACTTCATTTTAGCCTCTCTATATATAATTGAATATTTTTATAAAATATATTGATATATTCTTATCTTATTCTTTTCTTTTATTTATTAATTCTAAGAAGAGAACAATGCTTTATAGTTTTACTTATTCTATAAAGCATTGTTATTAAACTATTAGCTTACTATTAGCTAACCATTAAACCACTTAATTGATTTCGCATAAACCTATTATATTAAATCAATTAAGAGAAAAGTCAAAAATTGACTATATTTAATTAGTCTATTTTTAGTTATAAAATCTATTGGAAAAGAACATTAAACTCAGTAAATAATTAAATATTATTTACAATTAAACAATAAGTATTTAAAACTAAGTACTAATTTAAGTACCAGTTTTAGTACTTAGTTTAACTATTTACGTTTTATATTTGTTTAGAAGTATTTATCAATAGGAGGAATAAATGAAACAATTATATATTTTTGGAGAGATTTACCCTTATGAAATAGATGCTCAATACGTACAAGATTTCCTTAATAAATTAAAAGCTAAAGAAGAGTTTGAAGTAGTTATTAATTCACCCGGAGGTAGTGTATTCGAGGGTATCGCTATTTATAACCTTTTGAAACCTTACAATCCCACTATGAGGGTTATTGGGCAAGCATCAAGTATTGCGAGTGTTATTGCAATGGCAGGCACAGTAGAAATTGCCGAGACTGCATTTATGCTAATACATAACCCATGGACGATGACTATGGGAGATTCAACATACATGAAAAAAGTAGCTGCAAAATTAGATACGGTTAAATCCTCTATTATGAAATCTTATGCAAATAAAACAGGGAAAGACACAAAAGAGTTATCAAATATAATGGATGCCGAAACTTTTTACAGTGCAGAAGAGGCAGTACAAAACAACTTTGCAGACCAATTGATTAAGCCAAGTAAAGAAGATACGAAAGCACTTGGCATGTACGAAATAGCAGCTTTAAATAAAAAGATTAATAATGACTTAAATGATGGTCAAGATTCAATAACTAATGAAGGAGGCGACATGCCAAACTTTGAAGTTGAAAATGTAAAATTAAAGGCTCAAATTGAAACATTGGAAACAAACTCTAATAAACTAATCTCAGATAATACAAAATATAAAAAAGAGATTAGCGATAATAAGGAGATTATCAAGAATGCCGGAGTAGAAAAAGCTACTTTAACGACTGATCTTGATAAATCCAAAGCAGATTTAAAAGTAGCTAATGAGGCAATAGCTGAGTTTAAAGGTAAACAGGAAGAATCTGTAGTTGAGAATTTCTTAGTAAGTAATATTGCTAAAATCAAACCTACAGACAAAGACGACTTAAAAGCAGAGTTGTTAATGTTGAAAAACAATCCTGAAATGAAAATTGGTGAAATAACTTTATACGATAAGAAGTGTAAGGAAATTGAAGCATTACCAGTAATGAAATTAGATCAGACAATGGATGAACCAGACCTTCCTGATAACGTACAAATGAAGGGATTAGACTTTAATTCTACTGATCCGATTATGTTAGCTAAGATTAATGTAGCAATGATAGCATTAGCAAAGAAAGATAAGATTACAGAAAACGAGGCTCTTGAACAACTTCAAACATTAGCAATTAATGAAGGGCAAAAAGATGCTTGACAATTCATATTTACAAAAGCTAAGATTAAATACTAATCCAATATTAACTACATTAGCACAGGGATATTCACAGCAAACATTAATAGCAAAGAATATTTATCCTGAAGTAGTCGTAAGTCAATACCCTACAGTTCGAGTTCCAATTATGAACACAGAACACATGAAGATTAAGAATGATAAAAGGGCATTGTATGCTGATCCAATACTTATAAATAATGGCTCTTTAGGCTATGATGATATAAGCATAGAAGAACATTCTCCTTTCTATCAGATAGACATTAAGGAGTTGTTGAACGATCCGCTAATAAATATACAGAAAACAAGAACTTTCTCATTAGTAGAAGGTATGTTTTTGAATATAGAAAAAGAAGTAGCGGACGAAGTTCAAACAATAGCAAATTACACGAATTCAAATGAAGAAACATTAGCAGGCACAGACCAATGGACACACGCAAGTTCAGATCCACCAACACAGATATTTGATGCTATGGAAGTAGTAAGAGCTTTAATAGGGAAAAGACCTAATACTATGTCAATAGGAGCTAAAAGTGCATGGGCATTACAAAAAAATGCTGCTATGGTATTAGCTATTAAAGGACCTTTAGGCGGTGGACAGGTTACAATAGATCAAATTTCTATTTATTTCTTTGGTGTTTCAGGCAGAGTATTTGTAGGAATGGCTACTTACGATAATTCAGAACTATTGACAGATGCAAGAGAATTCATAGATTTATGGAGTGATAATTGTATATTATCATACACATCTCAACCGGGTTCAATGGAAAGAAAACTATACGATCCAAGTTTCGGATATACTCTTAAATTAAAAGGATTTAATCCAAGAATTAAGACATATCCAGACCCTAATGGTTTAAAAGATTATGTTATTGCGACAATGTTTTGGAAGCAACACATGCTAAATAATGCGTGTGCATATTTATTCACAGATACTAATATATAAATTCAATAATTGAGGCTAATAATGCAAGAAGAAACAGATAAAGAAGTAAAGATGATTACATGTAAAGTTGAAGGACGTTTTAGACATAATGGTATTTTGCATGAAAAAGATACTACTGCCGAATTCGATTCTGAAGCTGTAGATTTATATCCTAAAATACTATTTCCTATCGGAAAAGATATTGAATTAAAACATGAATTAAAAGAAACGATACTTAAAACACAAGAAGAAGTATCAAAACTTAATAATGAAATAATTCAACTGAAATTCAAAATTGAAGAAAAGGCAAATACTATAAATTTATTAACTGCTATTAATAAAGAAAAAGTAGCTACGTTAAAAAAACAGGGTATAACGATGAGAGAGTTAAGAGCTGAAATAGGTTTACAAAAACAAGCTCTTAATAATAAAAAGAAATAATTAATATACAAGGAGAATAAAATGCCAGCATCAAATTTAGGGAACCTAATAACCCAAAGTATAGGGTTCACGGCAGCCGGTACGATTACAAAAGAAAGATTTATGACTTCATCGGCTTTACAGGCTGGACTTGGCGAAAAAGCATTAGGTTCAGCTATGTATGACGCACTAATTACAGAGGGATGCACAGCTAAATTAGGTATTGTTAAAATATACGGCGGTGCAACGTTAGCTATTGGTGATAAAGTAACATCGGACGCAAATGGAAAAGCTATTGCGTATTTAGAAGATACAAGATTGCTCAATAAAGCAGCAGACGAAGCAAAGATTTCAACAACTACGTATGCTAATGATACAGTATTAAAAGATATAGCGGCTCGTATATCTAAAGTTTATCGTATTTTTGGTAGATTAGTAGTAAAGAATTTTAATACGACAGCAGCACAGACTTTGAAATATAAATTTGTGTTACCAGCCGGAGCTACAATGGTAGGAAATTTGAAAGAATCAAATACTATTGCAGATACGATGGATCAGGTTAATGAAGATCAAGACTTTACTGCTGAAATGACATTAGCAATAGGTACGGCTTCAGGACAAACAAGTGAGACAGGAGTAATTGAATTTGATGCGGTGCTAACAATGTTAACCACAGCAGGAAATGTAGATTTGTCTTGGGCTCCTAATGCCAACGTAGCGTTTAATTTAACTATGATGGGAGAATCTTATATTAACATCGTGGCAATGTCCCCAGAGGGAATGAACGGGATTGCACACACAGCCGGAACAGATGGAAATATAATGCAAATTCAGACATCACTATAATTGACAGACTTTTGAAAACTAAAAATTTATAACTTATTAGGGCTGTAGGTATCTGAGAGCCTCCGCAATTAATTGCGTTCACTCTATTGCCCTAATACTTTAATGGAGCTTCTAATGGGGAACTATATAGATTATGATTACATTATCAAACGTGCAGATAAAACCTTGTTAGAAGACGTATGCGACACTACAGACCTACAGAATAACGATGTATTACTTCAATCGATTATCGATGCGGAAGATAAAGTAGATGAATATTTAGAGTCGATTTATACCGTACCATTAACCACACCTTCTAAAACAATTAAAAGAACTACATTTTGTTTATCTATGTATTATATGTATTCGTATCGTTATCAAAGCGAATTACCGGATAACATTGTAAAGGATTATGAAGATTGCATCAAATATTTAGAAGATATTCAGAGCCAAAAACAAAAAGTAATTAATCAAGAGGAATTAGCGAATGAAGGAACTACGATTGTAATTAATAAAGAAGTAGCAGATAAGTATTTTTCAAAAGCACGTAGGTCTCAAATATTATGAGTAGCAATATTCAAATATACGAAGATGCAATTGTAACTGCTTTGATAGCTGCCTTTACAGAACCAAAACCTTTTATTACTGCCGATTTAAATTTCGGGGACAAAGGAGACGGTGCAAGAATAATAGATGAAGCAAAATTAAGGTCAAGTTCTAAATATGGTAGTTCAGCAATATTTGTTGGTTTTACGGGTATAGATCCAAATTTAAAAACTGGATTAGGTACAGGTGGAATGCACTTGTACACACCATTTTATAAATATGCTATATTAATGTATGCGAGGAGTAGACGAAAAACCAGTAGAGGGCATATAGATATTTATACATTAATAGAGACCGCAATGGAGACTTTATATAAATTGGATTATAGATTTTTTGATATTTCAAATATACCAGTAAAGATTGACCAGACTGGTTTATATAGCTCAACATTTTTAGTAGGTAATTATCAAACTTATCCAAACACATTATTAACTTAGGAGAATAAAATGTCTTATAAACATTTAACAAATGACGAAGCCGGAGTATTGGTACCAATAGATATGAGTGCCGATAATACGATAGCATTAGCTCAGTTTGCAGACAGCAGGGATTCAGAAGGTAATCAAACAGGGAGAGTAATATGTAGTTGGACAGGAGTTGGTGCAGGATTTGACGGAACTATTGCTTTACATTTAATATTTCCGGCTGCACAATCCTCAACAATATTAGCACCAGTGAATCATCAACCAATAATAGTAGATACTGTCGCTGTAGATTCTGCTGCTGGCTATGCAGATTTCCCATTAACTGCTCCTATTGAGTTTTACCAAATAGTATATACTCATGGGACAATTGATGCTGGGGATTTATTAGAATCGGTACAAATTAATAAATGAGTTACTTGAAAAAAGAATATGAATATAAAAAGAGAAATAACGACATTGGATTTATACGAAGAACACACAAGACGAGTAGTTGTTGGCGGTATAATGATAAATGTTATTAAAGAAAATATTTCTACTTTCGATTGTATTAGAGCATTAAAACCATTTTATCTGGATACCGCAATGGACGAATTAACCGAAGCAGTATTTAAAGGGCTAAGAAAAATTAAGAACGATATAAGGGAGAAAAGCAATGATGTTAAATAGTATTATAGATTTCATAAAAAGACATTCAACAACCTTAGCGATATTATTCTTTGCTTTATTGTTTTTAGGTTTTGAAAAAGAGACAATAGAAACTTATGTAATTATTATTGGGTTTTGTTCAATAGCAATATTGATGTCTGGTGTTGCGGTTTATTCATTCACTAAACATAAATTCATTAAAGAAGAAAATAGAATAATTATTGGCTTAATATTTATAGGTATATGTATAGTTGTCGGAAATGCTTTAGAAATTTATATATCGAGGTTTGCAGGTGTGTAA